TGCTACAAGACCTGCAACAGCTAATGTTATACCTACAGTTCTTACTACTGGTTTTTCAAAGAAAGGTGTTTTAGGTTTTGGTACTATAGGTCGAGGTCTTCTTGAAGAACCTGGTAACTCATCATCATCATCATCACGTTTCAATACCAATACTGGTGCTAGACCTTCTAACTTGTCCAGAACTTTATCAAAATCGTCAAGTGCATCGGCAAATAATGTTCTTTGAGTTCTGACAATTGTTCTCTCCTCTTCAAATTGCCTTCTTCTATTTGCACCAGTAAATAAATCTGCTATCCTACCACCTGCTAGACCACCTATAATGGCACCTCCAACACCACCTACTGCTGTACCAATCGGACCTGCTATTGCTGTACCTAGTATTGCACCATACTTAGCACCTGCAAGTGAACCTGCTAAACCACCTGCAGCACCAACACCTGCCTGTACATTTGTTTGACCTTCTGCTCTTCTTCCTATAAAATCTAATCCAGTACCAACTATGGCAAGGGGTCTTGCAAGTCTACCAACTCTACCTAGTTGACCTGCCCTAGATACAGTTGCCCCTCTTTGTAATCTCAATAAAGAACCAGGTGTTTTAGGAACCCTTGGTCTAAACAATTTTCTAGTAATCCCTAACCCTAATAAACCAAGTGCACCCCCTATACCGCCTGTTGTTTGCGAGTCTTTATCTCTTGACCCTATCGTTCTTAGTGTACGACCTCGTGCTTCTACGATCTTCCTTTTGAGATCAAGAGACTTCTTCTCCAGAGATCTCTCTACAGTTATTGCTGAAGAAAAACTTCTACTGACAAATAAAGATGCCCTTGATACTTCACTCCCTAGTTTATCTACCTTCCTTTCTATCATGTAAAGGCACCCCATGTGCGAAGTGAAGCAGCAGCCTCAAATTTAGGAACACTCCTATCAAATTTTGTTCCCACTGACACAAATGTAGGTCTAGCAGCAAGACCACTGAACAATGAATTATTATTCTGATCAGGTGCACTGATATCAATTACACTTGTACCACCCTCACCTGTGTTAGCAAATATTTCATTACTCATCATCTCAATACTCATATTTGGTAGAAGACTAGATGAACCACCATCACTACCACTCTCTATCATCTCCATTGATATAAGACTTGATGAATTATTGAACGTGTTTGTAAATTTTCCACCCTCAACAGTTACATCACCCTCTTGGACTGATTGGTCAGTAAATGCTATTGATGTTTCATCTACGGGTTCAATCTGACTGACCTCTTCTTCTTTTTTACCAAAATTAAACAGATTCTTGATACCCTGTAAGAAACCACCACCCTCTTCTTTTTTCTCACCTTCGTCCTCTGGCACATCTAGTTTTATTTCCTCATTGCTATTAGGTTCTATTTTATTTTCTGTTTTTTCTTCATTTTTCTCTGGTATTTCATCAAACACCTCTTGATCAATAATACCTCTCCCTTCTCTTTTTCTTTCAAGTTGTAAACTAGATAAAATTGAATCAAATCTCGCAAGTATTACTCTGAATCTATCAACATCAGGTTTGTTGATTGTCTCTGCACCTTTTATAACTCTTGAAGCAGATATTTGTCTTCTTCTATCAGCATTTTGATTAGAACTGATAAGACCTGGTAAAATAAGTGACGCAGCAAGTGCAGCAGTAATAAGAATAGGATTTTTTAGTTTTGAAGCACCTGCTACCCTTGTACCAAATGAGCCAGCACCAGCACCTCTACTCAATAAACCACTTGATGCCAGTTTTGTTGTAACAACTGTGGTTATAACACCAAGAATCTCAGGACTTAGTAATGCAGCAGCACCTCCAACACCAGCAGCACCCTCACCTAGATTACCTCTTTGTAATTGTGAAAGACCGTAGAGTCCAAGTGCACCTGCTGCTACCCTTCTTCCAAAACTCATGTTTAGAACTTGAAGATTCCTAGAATCTTTTTGTAATATTTTTGTCTCTTCTCTATAATATTTCTTCTTTTCTCGTATATCTCGATTGATGAGGTCTCTCATCTCTTGCATACTATTGTTTATTGTTGTGAATTGTGATATAACACTACCAAATATTCTTCGTTGTGGTCTCTCTATATTGACAACATCTTCCTCAACCCTAGTAAGTCTTTCCAACGTAGAATCTAACCTACGATTGATAGCAATCATAGGTGTTTGTGGTTCAACTCGTCTAGAAGGCGTTTGCATTAGATGCTTGTCTCTGTTGTGCTTCTAATTTTTGTTTCTCAAGATACTTTACCAAATAATTTACATATACTTCTTTTTCCCATGGCATCATATTTTCTATATCACTCAGTGACCACTTATGATGTTGCATAAGTGAGAAGTTAGTTTCCAACATTGCATCAATGCTGGTGTGATATAGCATTATGCGAAAAAATTTGATAAACCCTCAATTACAATATCAGAATCTTTCTTAGTTTTTGGATTATGTACTTTGCCCTTATATTGCAACTTAGGCATTGTAGCAAAGAAATCCTCTATCATAGAGAATTGTTGAGAGTTGAGTTGCTCAATAAATTTGACCAATTCTTTCTTAGTGCAATCTGACGCTGCCCATGCTTCATCAACCGTGAATATGGTGTCAATACAATCAACTACAGTATCAAACGCTTTATCAATTTTTTCATTATTTTCAAGTGATGCACCAATAAAGTTGTTATCCAAGAACTGTTGCATTGATGGATATCTCATCTTTATAGTGATATCATCATTTACCTTGATCATATCAGTATGTCCATCAGGGACTTCTAACTTGATTTCAGATAAACTGACCTTGTGTGGCACTTTAGTTTCATTATCATCTTGACATGTCACAAGTAGTTCAACAGTTTCACCTATTGATTTACCTCTGATGTTCAAAAACAAATACTCTAATTCAAAACTAGGAAGTTTCTCAACATCCACGCCACGAGTAATAATACATGACTTCAGCACACTCTTGAGTGTTGCACTGATGTCTGCATCATTTCCTCCTTCCAAGGCGATAAGTAAAATTTTCTCCTCTTTTACGAGGAAAGGTCTGTATTTTACTTTCTTTCCTGTTATAAGTTGCAATTCAAACGTAGGTGCAACGACCTTTGGTAAAGGCATAATAATCTATTCAGTATCTTTATTTAGTACCGTATTTATACTGTCCTTATGTTTTCTTCCCTTGCATCACTCTCTGCTAGTACAGGACCTTTCCTAGATGCTCTTTGAGTGAAGTATTGTTCGTAATTGAAAGTAATAGTAGTCTTGATCAATTCTGCTCTACCATACGCCAAAGGTGCAGCAACAATACTGGTAGGAAAAGCATTTATTATATGATAAGTGATACTGCTTGGTAATTTTAGATTGAATCTGCTTGTTTTATTCAACTTACTAAAATTATCATTTGTATCTTTACTAAAAGCAGTGATCTCCATATTACATCTGTATGTCTCAGGATACTTCATTCTTCTATATGCACCATTTTTACTTGAAGCACTGACTCTATCATCTACATTGGAACCAAAAGTACCATCTGCTATCCTAGTGGGTGATATAAACTCCATCCATGCATTGAACACATCATTAGTATAGTAATCAGATTGCGAATAAAATGTAAGTATGACATCTGGGAATCTTCTAAATGTAGCATAATTCTGAGATACACCCTGTCTCAACCCATCAACTTTAGCAGATTGTATGTCTGAACCTGGTAAAACTGCCTCTGAACAAAACAGAGCAAGATATGTGCCTGGATTGAATGAAGAGTCGGCACCACCATTCTGGTCATAAAAACCAAGTTGATTGATAAAACCCTTTAATTCATTTAATTCACTATTATTGAAATTAATCAAAACATCGTAATTATTATTCAACGCAGGTGTTATATTACCAAAACTTGTCGTTGGATCAGTAAGATTTACCGTTGGTAAGTAAAATCTGCCAGATCTAAACGCATCTGCCCTCTGTGCCATCTAAATATAGTATGATTACATACTATGTATGTCATATAAAGGTAGATTCAGACCTAAAAACCGTCAAAAGTACAAAGGTGACATCTCAGAGGTGGTTTATAGATCATCATGGGAACTAAAATTCATGCAATATTGTGATACTAATAAAAAGATTTTGAAGTGGTCATCTGAAGAAATTATCATACCATACAAATCACCTGTTGATAATAGAGTGCATCGTTATTTTCCTGATTTCTATGTCAAGTACAAGGATGTGAAAGGAAAAATACGTGAGAAGGTGGTAGAAATAAAACCTGCAAAACAAGTGTCAGAACCAAAAGTACAAAAGAGAAGAACTAAAAAGTATGTGTCAGAGGTCTTTACTTATGCCACTAATCAAGCAAAGTGGGCAGCAGCAGAAGATTTCTGTAAAGATCGTAGGTGGGAGTTTCAGATACTAACGGAGAAAGAACTTGGAATATAAAAACGTATTTCCAACATCAGCAGTAGTGGGTCAACCTATCATAGGAGAGGTCTTATTATATCAATACTCTGCAAAGTATGCTCAATCATTACCATACTATGATAAGAACCCTATGACTTACATTGTAGCGATGGAGAACAACGCCTTTTATGGTGTAAATCTTCATTATACAAAACCAGCAAATCGAGAAGGGACTTTGAACTACATTATAGGGGACAATGATTTTACTAAGTTGCCAGGATTCAATAAATACCTAAGATCTTACGTAAAAGGCATGTTCCTACAACTCAAAGGTGAAGACTTAGATAAAGCACTGGGCATGCGTCTTGAGCAGTTTGTGACTGATCTTGGTAGTGTTGAGATATCATTGACAAATACAGCGATGAGGAGAGTGTTGAAGTGAGTACAAAGAATACCCCAGTATCAATATACAAAAACGCCACTAATTTCAATAAACTAATGAGAGGTCTGAAGCGTGGTAATGCTTTGACAGATCAATTAGAATATAAAGTT